GAGTCAGACAGGTACTGAAGCATTGTTTAACGAAGCAAATACAACATTCTCTGGCACAAACAGCGGCAATACAATTGGTTCACTTCAGACTGGTGCTACACCTGCTCTTGCTAATGCTACTAACTACACAGTTGGTACAGCAATGACAACAGCACAAGCTGAAGCACTAGGTGACGCAGCATCAAATCAATTCAATGAAATGGCATTCAGCATTGAAAAGATTTCCGTTGTTGCTAAGAGCCGTGCGCTAAAAGCAGAATACACAATGGAACTTGCACAGGATCTTAAAGCAGTTCATGGTCTTGATGCAGAGCAAGAACTTGCTAATATTCTTTCAACAGAAATTCTTGCAGAAATTAACCGTGAAGTCGTTCGTCAAATCAACATTTCAGCTACAGTCGGCGCACAAGAAAACGTTGCAGTTGCTGGTACATTTGACTTAGACGTTGACGCAAACGGTCGTTGGTCAGTTGAAAAGTTCAAGGGCTTGATGTTCCAACTAGAGCGTGAAGCAAACGCAATTGCTAAAGCTACTCGTCGTGGTAAAGGTAACGTGATGATTTGTTCATCAGACGTTGCTTCAGCACTTCAGATGGCAGGTGTTCTAGATTATACACCAGCATTGTCAAACAATCTTCAAGTTGATGACACAGGCAACACATTCGCAGGTGTTCTAAACGGTCGTATTAAAGTTTACATTGATCCATATTTTGCAGCATCAAGTGGTGTACACTATGCTACAATGGGTTACAAAGGTACTTCAGCATTTGATGCTGGCTTGTTCTACTGCCCATACGTACCTCTTCAGATGGTTCGTGCAGTTGGTCAAGATACTTTCCAACCAAAGATTGGTTTCAAGACACGTTATGGCATGGTAGCAAACCCATTTGCAACTTCAGCAGCAGATGGTACAATTTCTTTCAGCAACAAGAATATTTACTACCGTCGCTTTGCAATCAGCAATTTGATGTAATCCGGAATATATCGGATATTCAAGGGGATCGCAAGATCCCCTTTTTTATTCTTCTAAATAGTGAACTTAGGAGACATACATGCCAGAATTAAAATTTGAGACACTAAATAAAAGTTTTTTATCAAACAATAAATTTGAGTTTGCAATCAAACGATTGCCAAATCTGACTTATTTTGTTCAAAGTATTAATTTACCAGGCATAACGTTATTAAATACTACAGTCAACAATCCATTTGTTGCTACACCCATACCAGGTAATCAACTAGCGTTTGGTCAATTAACTGCTGGATATATTGTTGATGAGAATATGGAAAGCTGGTCTGAAATTTATGAATGGATAACTCAATTAGGAAATCCACAGGGCTTTGACAAACTAGGTACGTTAACTAAAATTTCTGGTAAAAACAATAGCATTGTTTCAGATGCCACATTAATTATTAAAACTAACGCAAACAATCCAAATATACAAATATCATTTAAAGATTTATTTCCAGTTGAAATTGGTGAACTATCTTTCAGTTCCATTGATTCCGGTCAAGATTTTATCACATCATCAATAACTTTTGGATATACATACTATACTGTACAAAGCATCTAAAATCTGATATACTGATGCTTTAACCTTGGATTTTGTTATGACACTTGATCAAATACTTGAAGAATGGCGCAAGGATGCGGAAATTGATTCAACTGAACTCGGTGAAGAATCAATCAAAATACCACAGCTACATAGTAAATACATGAAGATTTACTTTGAGGAAAGACGCAAACTCAAAGCATATGAGTTTGAAATCAAAGATATATCATTGAAGAAACATGAATATTATAATGGTAGAATGTCGCAAGATGAACTAGACGAATTGGAATGGATGCCATTCCAGAAAAGACTTTTAAAGCATGAGATTGAAATGTACATTGAATCAGACAAAGACATTATCAAACATCATGTAAAGATTGCGAACCAAAAAGAAAAAATGCAACTGCTTGAAGAGATTGTAAAGAATCTAAATCAAAGAAATTTTCAAATTAAAAACGCTATAGAATGGAAAAAATTCACACAAGGTGTACAATAAACTAATCATCAAACATTATAACGAAGTCTATGTGAAGATAGAATGTGAAAGGTCTATGGCAGCGGAGTTGTCTGAGTATTTCACGTTCTATGTGCCAGGCTATAAATTTATGCCGGCTTTCAGAAATAAAATCTGGGACGGTAAGATTCGATTGTTCAATACACAGGATCATACACTCTATGGTGGCTTGATAGATTATGTAACAAAGTTTGCAACAGAAAGAGAATATGAAATTGAGATTCAAAATGATTTGAATGTTGAAGATAGTCTTTCAGTCAAAGAAGCAACAGATTTTATATCAATGCTTCAAATACCTTTTGAAGTGCGTGACTACCAATTAAACTCATTCATCCGATGTGTAAGAAAACGTAGAGCGTTATTAGTTTCACCCACCGCATCAGGCAAGTCTCTCATTATCTATTTGCTCACACGATGGTACAACGAAAAGACGCTCATTATTGTGCCGACAGTATCTCTTGTCGCACAGTTGGCAAAAGACATGCTAGACTACGGAATTGCTAGCGATAAATACATACATCAAATTATGGCTGGCGCTGATAAAGCAACAGACAAACAAATTGTAATCTCCACTTGGCAAAGTATCTACACACTACCCAAAGAGTGGTTCAATCAATTTTCGGTTGTCATTGGCGACGAAGCACACCAGTTTAAAGCAAAGTCACTTACAACACTGTTATCTAAAATGACACATTGCAAATATCGCTTTGGACTGACAGGAACACTTGACGGTACTCAAACACATAAACTTGTTCTTGAAGGATTATTTGGTAAACAGTTTTCGGTTACGACAACAAAAGAATTGATTGATTCTGGTAAGTTAGCAGACTTTAAAATCAAAGCATTGGTATTGAAGCACAGTGAAAACAAAGCAAGAAATGCTAAAAATTATAAGTATCAGGAAGAGATAGATTACCTTGTTTCTAACTATGAAAGAAATAAGTTTATAAGAAATCTTGCTGCAAGTTTAAAAGGTAATACATTAGTCCTATTTCAACTTGTAGAAAAGCATGGCAAAGTTTTACATAGCATGATTGAAAGTTTTGTTAAGGATAGAGAGATTTCTTTTGTTCATGGCGGCACAACAGTAGATGATAGAGAACACATCCGACAGTTGACAGAAAAACAAAACGATGCTATAATTGTTGCATCATACGGAACCTTCTCTACAGGGATTAATATTCGTAATTTACATAACATTATTTTTGCTTCACCAAGTAAGAGTAAAATTAGAACGCTACAATCAATAGGGCGTGGATTGCGATTAGGAGAAAACAAAGAGACTGCTGTACTGTATGACATAGCAGACGATTTAACATATAAGAGTAGAAAGAATTTTACGTTGCAGCATTTTGTTGAACGAATGAAAATTTACGGTGATGAAAAGTTTGCATATAAAATACATACCATAGAATTAAAGGATTAATTTTGGACCAACCATTAAGGCTTTTAAAACTTACAACTGGTGAAAATATCATTGGTGAAATACTCCAAGATACACCTACGCTTGTCATCATCAAACATCCTCTTCGTGCTATGTTGATACCAAAGCCAAATGGTATCAATCTTGCATTACTTCGATGGGACTTTCTTTTTGATTTTGAAACTGTATCGTTCAATAAAAACTCTATCATAGCATTTGGTCAAGTATCAGATGAGATTGAAGAAGCATACACTGAATCGATTCATAGATATTATAATCAAGAAGAATCATCTATTGTAGATAAATCAGAATCTTCAGATGAAGATTTTATGGATGAACTAGAAAGAGCATTTAGTACCGTTAAGAGTAAATCTATTCATTGATTACCGCTAACACCGCTATTATATCGTTGTAGGAAAAATAAGTCAAGACATTTGTGGAGTAAACTATGAGCAAAAAGCACTACGTGAACAATGAAAAATTTTTAGAACAGATGAAAGAGTTTCGCATAAAGGTTAAACATGCGAAAGAAAACAATCTCCAACGCCCAAGAGTACCAGAGTATATTGGTGAGTGTATTTTCAAGATTGCGTCACATCTTGCACGAAAACCAAATTTTGCCAATTATACATTTAAAGACGATATGATTTCTGATGGCGTAGAGAATTGCCTTCTCTACATTGACAACTTTGATCCAGATAAGTCAAGTAATCCATTTGCGTATTTTACACAAATTATTTACTACGCTTTTCTTCGCAGAATCCAAAAAGAAAAGAAACAATTGTATGTTAAGTACAAGTCAATGGAAAATGAAGTCATTAATTCGTTGATTGAGAATAATGGTGAAGATTTAGTAGCAGGGCATCTCAATGGTATTCTTCATGATAGTTATAGTGAAGAATTCATTCGAGATTTTATTAACACGTTTGAAGATAACAAGCGAAGAAAGATCCGAAAGCGTAAGAGCAAACTTGAAGAGTTTATGGAGGACGATGATGCAGACGCCATTGCCAGTGCAAGTTGAACACTGGATTAAAATTATTGACAACAAGAAATCGCCTAGCGATTTGAAAGAGCAGGCGATGTTGCATTTAAAGAACATCCGTGATACAATTGACAAACATTTAACCAGTGCAAAGTTGAAAAAACGTTATGAAGGTATGTCTACTCGGTGATACTCATTTTGGTGTAAGAAACGACAGCAAAGTATTCCATAATTATTATGAAAAGTTTTATAGCGAATTCTTTTTTCCTAAACTAAATGACCTTGGTATCAAACAAATCATTCAGTTAGGCGATTTGTTTGATAGAAGAAAGTATATCAATTTTCAAACATTAACAGAGGCTAGAAAATACTTCTTTCAGCCTATGTACGATAATGATATTGATATGTACACGCTTTTAGGTAATCATGATATATTTTGGAAAGAAAGTGTATCAGTCAATTCACCAGAATTGTTATTGTCGGACTATTCCAATATCACTGTAGTAAAAGAGTCTACAACCATTGAACAATGGAATATGGATCTTATACCATGGATATGTAAAGAGAATCAATCTGATGTTATGAATTTTATCAACGAAAGTAAATCCTATGTATGCTGTGGACATTTTGAGTTATCAGGTTATGCTATGATAAAGAATGTTTCACCACATCATGATGGATTAAACGATCAAATTCTTTCTAATTATCATAGCGTATACAGTGGACACTTTCATACATTCTCACAAAGAAACAATGTCACATATCTTGGTACACCATATGAACTATATTGGAGTGATTATCGTGACCAGAAATACATTGCCATTTTGGATACTGATACGTATATTGTTGAATTCATTGAGAATCCATATCGCATGTTCTACAAAGTGAATTATGATGATACCAAAAATTATGGTGAGAATGGATTCTTGGGCAATCTTCAGTATACCATGAAAGCAAATGGTTTGTACAAGGACACTTATGTGAAACTTATAGCAGTAAACAAGACCGACCAAAATCTTTTTGATAATGTTGTCAATGCAATTATGAAAACTGAGCCAGCAGATTTACAAATAGTTGAAGATTTTACTTCACAAATAGAGTCTAATGATGATATAATCAATCAAGCGGAAGACACCATGACAATTCTTTCCAAATACATTGATGGTCAAGAATTAAATGTTGCACCAAATAGACTGAAGAATCTAATGCAGGAACTATATGTTGAAGCATTATCACTTGAAACTGAATCGAATGCATGATAACCTTTAAAAAACTTAGATGGAAAAATTTCATATCAACTGGTAATTATTTTACTGAGTTGAATCTATGTAATTCACCAAACACACTTATCATTGGTGCAAATGGATCAGGCAAGTCTACCATGCTTGATGCTTTGTGCTTTGGTCTATTTGGTAAACCGTTTCGCAATATCAACAAGCCACAATTGTTGAACAGCATCAATCAACGTGATTGTGTTGTAGAAATTGAATTTATGATTGGTACGAAATTCTATAAAGTCATTCGTGGTTTGAAGCCAGGAATCTTTGAAGTTTACTGTAATGGTGAGATGGTTACTCAAAACGCATCTGCGAAAGATTATCAGGACCATTTAGAAAAAAACATTCTCAAACTGAATCACAAGTCTTTCACGCAGATTGTTGTCCTAGGTAGCGCATCATTCACACCATTCATGCAATTGAGTGCAGCAGACCGTAGACAAATCATTGAAGATTTATTGGACATACAAATCTTTTCAAAAATGAATACGGTACTCAAAGATAAAGTCCAATCATTGAAAGATGCAATGATACAAATTAAAAGCGATGTTGCTATACATACCGAGCGTATGCAGAGCATTGTTGCTTTGATACAAACATTAGAACGAAATAGTGCTGATAAGATTAAAGCACTTGAAAGTCATATCGCAAACACGACAAATGAAATTGCTGAATGTAAAACTAATCATGGAACACTTGCTGCTGAAAATGAATTGCTAACTCAAGAAATTGTTGATTTAGCATCATCACAAAGGAAGTTGGAGAAGCAGCAAACCATCAAAGTTAACTTAACAAAAACAAGTGATAAAATTTGTAATGACATTGCATTCTATCATAATACTGAAACGTGCCCTACATGCAAGCAAACAATCACAGAATCATTCAAGCAAAAAGTTATATCAGATAAAACATCTAAGCATGAAGAAGTGAGCACAGCGATTAAAACGCTTGAAGAAGAATCGTTAGCACTCAGGCATAAAATAAATTTATATGAAGGCATAGCAAGTGCAATTGCAACTAACAATGCTGAAATTTCTAAATGGCAAATAAAAGCATTTGCAGCAAAGAGTGTCCTTGATTCTTTGAATCGTGAATTAGAATCCGTAAAGAATTCTAAAACAGACTTGAATGAACAAAAAGAAAAATTGAATTTGGTTGAAGAGCAACTAAAAGAATTTCAGGTAAAGCAGTCAGAATTGAGTGCACAAAAATCGTATTATGATGCTGCTACATCTTTACTCAAAGACGGTGGTATAAAAACAAGAATTGTAAAACAATATATACCAATCATTAACAAGCTAGTCAACAAGAATCTTCAAGCAATGGACTTCTTTGTGAATTTTACGCTTGACGAATCTTTTAAAGAAACAATTAAGTCTAGACACCGTGATGATTTTAGTTATGCATCATTCAGTGAAGGCGAAAAGCAACGCATAGATATGGCATTGATGCTGACATGGAGAGCAGTTGCAAAACTGAAAAACTCAGCGAATACCAATCTACTGATACTTGATGAAATTTTTGATTCATCATTAGACGCAAATGGTACAGAGGACTTGATGAAAATTCTTGCTATGTTGGATGATAGCAATCTATTTGTTATCAGTCATAAAGGTGATGCTCTCCAAGATAGATTTGATAACACAATAAAATTTGAAAAGGTAAATAATTTTTCAAGGATTGCAAAATGAAATATGAACTATTGAAAGAGACTGCACCTATACTCAGAGTACCATGCGTCGAATTTGATTTTACAAATCCGCCATGTGATCCGATTGAACTCGCAAATGATTTAAATGAAACAATGGTTGCTAATGATGGACTAGGGTTATCAGCAAATCAAGTTGGTTTAGATTATCGTGTGTTTGTGATTAGGG